CCGTCTGCGTACTTTACTGCTGCTTCTACAGTTTCATACAGTTTGTTTACAGGATTACCCTCTATGTCTACACCCTCTATCAGGCGTAACTCTTCTAGGGTACTACGAAGTCCAACCAGAAGCTTTTGTTGTTGCTGTAGGTTCTTTGTAAGACCTTCCACGTTACCGTTGAAAGCTGCTGCTGTTGGCCCGTGTATGTCAAGAGCTTGTCCCTCTTCAATAGTCTGAAGAAGAGATAAACCAAATATTCTAGTTGTTGATGTGTCTAATAATTCCGGGTCTACATTTGCTGCAATTAGTTCTTGGCGAAGACCGTTGAAGTACTTGACTCGTGTCTTCAAAGCTTCTTGAAATTCTGGGCTAAAGTTTTGCATGTTCTGTAGGATTAAACCTGCAAGGTCTAAATCTTGTTCGTTTATGTCCTCTGTGTCAAACTTTTTAAGCAACTTTGCTGCTTGGTTTTTGTCTCGCACCATACCGTAGACAATACCCACTATACCCCCTACAAATTCTCCCAACATAGGATCGCCGCCGTATATTTCGGCAAATTGATTGCCAGTTGTCGCTCCCACTATAACCCAAGCGTCTTGAATTTTAGCTTCTCTAACAAACTTAGGAATTTCGGATTCTACTACAGTTTTGCGAAGTTCTATTTTAGTCTGATGTATTTTTTTATTAACATCATCCAGACGCTGTGAGTCCTTGAAAGATAATCCCTTCGGGGACTTTTGACGATCCAGTAAAGCCCGTCGTTGGCCTTGTAAACCTGAGTAATATCTAGCCATGTTTCGTACTTCGGTACGATTACTTGCAGCCATAGCTGCGTCTTCCAAGTGCATTCCTGCTTTAAAACGACTAGATGTACGCATACCATTTATGAAAGCAATTGGTTTTTCAATGATACCTGCAATTCCCCCGATAAGTTTTATGTCTTTGACAGACTCTACCATAAGACCCGTATCTATAGTATAGCCAAACATCTTTCCAATCTGTCTTTTTCGTATTGTTTGAAACTTACGCATTATGTCTTCAGGTTCAGCATCAGGGTAAAGCTTTTCTTCTTTGTCTCTAAACTCTCTAAATAACTTTGCTTCTTTTGCACCAGCAGCAATCTTACGCGCTGTTGCAGGAGCAGTGCCACCTTTTACTTCCACAGCGATAGCAGCAGCCGCAGATGCAAGTCCTGAGAATCTACGAGCAATTCTTTCCGCAACAGGATAGGATACGTTCAAACCTAATTGTGTGTATCTGTCTTGTATCAAGGCTGGCATTTTAGGAACAAAAGTATCTACCCACGCTTGACGATCCACAGAGTCAGACAGATTATAGTTCCCAACTTCCAAATCGCCTATCAGTGCTTGGTATGCTTCTCCGAAAACATACGCTACACCAGTAAGACCATACCTAGCAACTTCGTTTGTTATGCCCACTAATTTAGATTTATCCCCGTACCCATATCCACCAAACTGTGGTAAATTAACGTGGTGTAAAATAATTCCTGCGCGGTTTCTGGCGTTTGTTTCTCCCGCCGCAATGAGCATTTCATCAAATCTTTTAGCAAAAAGAGCGCGATTGGTGTCTTCATCTACTCCTGAGTTAATCATAAGGTTACGGTTGATTCTGTCTGGGGCATACGGTATTTTAAGTAGCTTATCGTCTACCTGTTCCATTACTCTTTCGTAATTTTCATCGAAGACAGTAGCCTTTAAGTAGTCTATGTCAACCATATCATACTTGGTTTTGTCACTGTTAGTAGGAGTAAATCCTACACCAACTCTAACTCCCCCGACTTGATTAACAAGTTCTTTACGTTCTTCAAGAGTACCAGCCTTAAATTCTGAAAATTTATATATTTTACCGTCAGACCCTTCAACAGCATCAAACGATAATAGATTATCCGCTATTTCTGGTACGTCATCTATAGAAATTATGGGAGTTACTTTGTCGTACGCACCTACTTTAATGGGCCGATCTCTTTTTATTGTTGTCTGTGAAAGAAGAAATGGATCACTAAATTTTGTTGTTATCTTTTCCGGGTCATCTGTCAGAGCAGGTTCGCTGGAAAGAAACGGCTTCTGTGATTCAGAAATCTTTATTCCAAATCCCTCTGTGTCGTACTTAAAAGTTCCTAAACTTTGATCTCCGGCTCCCGGAGTAAAGAAGGGTATAGCGTAGGGAAAGTTCTCACCGCGAGGATCAGGTTCTCCACTGGGCAGCTTGTCAAACGACCTTACCGCTACAGTAGGCTCTGGCAATGGTTCATCTGTAAGAACTTTAGTAGCAAGGGACCCACTAAAAGGAGCAGTTACAGCTTCTGCTAATGTTGCTGGACTACTTTTTAATGCGTCAAATATTGAAAACCCATCTTGAGACATACTGTGTACTACCCCTCTTGTTGTTTCTGCATAGATTTTAGAGCATCCTGATATTCAGGCATGGCCTTTGCGTCATCTATATTTTTTGCTTCCGGTAAATTCTTTATACGTCGTCTAAGATTTACAGATTTGAGTATAGCTTCGTCGGTTACCACATTTTTAATGTCAGCGTCTTGTCCTAGTTGAGGATTCAACTGACTCAGTCTGGTAGTCATTGCGAGAATACCATCGTCTAGACTCATTGAAATACTAACCAAAGGAGTCGCTGTTCCTACTAACTCATTTGCAATAGCAACTGCTGCGTTGTCCTTTACATTATCACTTGATAAATACAATGACTGTACCCGTATTTCATCAATCATGGCAATCGCTGCTTGAATAGATGCTGCCTGTGCTTGAGGAGTAGTAGCAAAGTCTTGATTCAGGGATTGAAATATAAGTTGTACGTCTTGGTCAGATATAGTTCTGCCGCCTGTTCCCCCTTGAATTGTAGCAGCAAGTTCGTAGGCAAGCACAGTCAGGTGAAACTTTCTTGTAGCAAGAAGTCTTGTTTTTTGATCTTGTGCTTCAGCAGCTTCTTTAGCAATTTGATTAAACTTGTCTTCAAAAGTTTGCAATGCTTGGGTACTAAACTGAGTGCTTGTTGCTATACCACTGGCATTTGAAATACGTGTAGCAGTACTAGCTAAAAATTGCCTACCAAAGTTGTCTCCTACCACACCATTGGTAATTAGATTACTAATTCGTTTACCTATCTCTTGACCATAGTACTTAAGTCCATCCATAGTTTGATCGAAAGAAACAAATGTGCTAGATTCCATCAGTTCCCCGTTGGGCTTGATATAAGTCCGTAGGGAATTTATAGCAACTCTTTTAGCCCGAACAGAATTATCGTACTTAGCCTTGTAGCCTAGTCTAGCCCTATCATCGGCTGCTCCAGCCTTGAACCCAAATTTATTTTTTAGCATTTTCATTTGGTCTGGTCCAAGCGTGTCTATTAGACTTCGTACAAACATTATTCCTGCTTCTGTATCTTCCCCTAGTGCTTGAGTAAACTTATTTGCCATTGCTTTTTTGTCGTTTGAACTCATGGCAGTTAATACTGTTTGATATCGCCCACTTCCAGTACCATTTATAAACGCTTGAAACATGTCTAGTTCTGTAATTGGTTCTTTTCCATCGCCACCGGGTACAATAATGGTGGTTGACATGGACGAAAACAAGTCTAAAGGAATTTGATTTACAGAAGCAACTGGCCCCAGTCCGTCTTCTCTTTGAACAGGCTCCAATGTTATGGGGTCACGTTTTTTAGCTATAAAACTACTTAACAGATTAACCGCTTCCTCATCTGAGTTTGTTAGTGTTTGTAACATGGGCATGATAGTCCGTTGTATGACATCCTTATATTTGGGTCCAATAACTGTCCCCGACATTAAAACACCGAATTTTTCATTATTTTCTGTTGTTATAGGCTCTCTACTTACAACGGCGGTAGAGTCAGGGTGTTCACCTAACATTAGTTGGGTTTGTATTTTTAAAGCCTCGTTTTCGTCACCTTCCATGTCTATGGAATTAAGATACGCTTTGAAACCGGGAATTTGAAGCAACTCTCCCATTCCTTGTTTTCGTAAAATATATGCGCTACTAATTCCAACAGTATTGTCTTGTTCTAACTCACCAGTTAAAAGATTCTTTTTTTGTTGTTTTATAGCCCTAACAAATGAAGGTCCGAATTTCTTCACCCACTGATGCCCTATTGGTATTTCCCCACCAAAATCGTCTGTAGGAGCAGTCCCCGTCTTTATAATCTCCATATTTTCTAATGTCTTACTATATATGGAGTCTATTTTTTCAGTCTCATCTTGTGTATCAAGACCTCCAACAATTGTGCCGTTAGGAAGCACAAGAGGGTTAGTGTATTTAGATATTTCCAATGCCCCTTTTGTTTTAGCTGTATCAGCTTGAGTAGGCATTGCCTTAAAGATGCCTTTAGGTTCGTATTTAGTTCCTTCACCCCCCGGTGGTCCTATAACTTCCAACAGCCTAGATTCAGCCGCATTTTTAATATCGTCTTCACTAAAGCCGTCTTCGTCATCCCGTATGACAGTTTTTCCGTTTGAAAAAGTCTTGCCGTCCTCTGCCCCGTATTCAGTCACGACTGTTTTTGATGGAGCTTTTATTGATTGCTGTATAAGTTCACCACCTACAAATTTTCCTTTTTGTATTTGTTCTTCGGGATAATATTCTAAAAGTTTGTCTTTGTTTTTCTCTTTAAGAATTGCACCATTTTGTAGGACTACGTAGTGATAATCATCACCCTCATTTTTACCGGGGCCAGTTATGTCTCTTTCATCTCGTGCCATTTCACCAAAAGCATTTACTGTGTTAGTAACCCTGCGAATATTAAACCCAGTTTTTCTGTGGGCATCAAAAGCATCTGCTTCGTTATCGTATCTAGTTTTTCCAACTATATAAACGACTTCGCGTTTCGCGCCTGAAACTTTATTGTTAACAGACTTTGCTGCTAACCTTATTACATCAGTGCTATACGGCTGGTTTTTGCCATCAATCCGTTGTCCAGCAAGAGGGGCGAACATCATTGCCGCCTTTGGTCCGTGTACTTGTTCGAGTTCTAATTGAGTCCTAAACTGTCCATCAGTTTTATCAAGAAATAAATCTTCAATTTTGGACTCTCCCTTATACTCTTTAAATCCACCCTTAATGCTGCCCGTTGAAAATATCCTTGAACCTTGAGGTATTCTGGTGGGACTACCAGCTATCTTCTCTCCAAACACGCCATCAGGACTGCGCCACCGTATACGGAGAGCGTTTTCATCCAGACGGATTCTTTCCTTCTCATCCTCTAGTCTTAACACCTCTGTTCTAGCAGCTTTAGCTGCCTCTTCAGCCTTTCTTTCTTCAGCCTCTGCTTTCTCATCCCTCTTGCTCTTTGCATACGCTGCACTTCCGGCAAGAAGACCAATTTCTAAAAGTTTTCCAAATCCAGACATTACTTTGGCCCCTCTACATCTAAGAAAGAAACGGACTCTGATTTTTCTGGCATTTTCATTGGAGTCATTTCTTCTTCAAACTTTTCCAAGTGCATACGCTCCTGCCTGTTCAACTCTTCGTTCATAGAATTGTACAACTCAGGGTTACGTTGTTTAAGAATATTGAAGAAAGCAACATCATCTACAGCTTCTTCTTCTTCTCGTTCAACAAACATTTGAGGTTCAAACCCCTCTTCCAGTGCCATATTATACAGATAAATACCAATTGCGGGTTTAATTAACTCTGCAACGTCAGGAGTGTAGTACCCCTGCATGAAGCCTTTAAACGCGACTTGTCCAACAAGCTCTTCCACTGTAATTCCAGCGTAAAGCATTTTTAAAATGCCATCCCTTTGATCAGGAGTGTCAAGACTTTCAGTGATATAATCAATTGCATCATCAGGGTCAGCGTAAATAGGGGGACGTTCCCAAGCCCATTTTCCCGGGGGGTCTGTGAGGGAGTGTCCGGGGGGAGCAGCTAAAGCGTTTATTTTATCAAAAGCCATATTATCTATCCAATTCTGGCATCTTTAGTATATGCCGGAGATCTGGTTGCAGTACGTTTTACAGAAACTCTTCTAAGAGCCGTGCTTCCAACAGGCTGAATACTTGCTAAAATTCTAGGGGGAATGTACGTTGTTTTCACATGGCCTGAAAGAAAATTATTCAACTTGCCTGAAGATAAAGCGTTAGCTACTCTTCCGTTTTTTCCTATAGGAATTTGGCTAACCTGCCCCGCTTGAAAGTCAGTATTACTACGCATCATTCCACTGGCTTGGGTTGTTCTTTTACCAGAAGGGGGTCCACCCATGTTTCCAAACATGTTTAAGAAAGAAGCACTTTTTTCTGCACCGCTTCCTTTAAGAGAGTCGTACCCATCCTTAACAAAATCAGGTATAAAATCATCTACCGCTCCATAGATACTAGAGCCAATGCTTGTACCCTTAAAGGGAGTTACACCAAAATAGTTTAAAGCTTTACCCGCAAGGTTATCTCCTTTAAAATACTGGTTATCCATTCCTTCCATTCCCGGAACAGTATCTCCAAAAAAGTATTCTCCAGCAAATTTAGCACCTACTAAAGCTACTCCTGCTTTGAACCAGTTTTGTTTCCAAAATTTAGCCATTTGTCATTGGCTCCTAACTAAAAATGTTATCGATAACTGTATTTATAAGGTAATCATCGTATTTTGCGTCATACATGTCTTTATCTGCTGCGATAGAAGAAGCTTGCATAGCTGCGTTATGCGCTCTATCCTTTGAGTTTTCAGATGCTTTCATATTCCAAGAAGCTTGATCACGATACGCTTGCCATATGTTGTTCATGGCATTTTGATTAATACCTAAAAGGTTTAGTACGTTCTGTCTGTTTGTTTCGTTCGTAGCGGCGTTGTTAGCAGTGTTGACTGTCCTACGCCAGTTTGCATTGCTTTGATCAATTTGAAGCTGCATGTTTGCATTAAACTGATCACGGGTAGTTTGCATCTGGGCATTAAATTGATCCACAGCTACTTTTTGACTAACATTAAATTGTTCTAACCCTGCCTTACGATTTAACGAAGTTGTTTGAATTGTAGCCCCTAGCTCCGCAAAGAACATATCTACTTCGTTTTCGGATTTAGCATTGAATTGTTTTGCTGCGTTGTCTGCAGCAGCATCTGCTAATAACCCTGCTACTTGACTTTGATAAGTAACAGTATTGGATTGTTGTTCATTAGTTAAGTTTGCCATGTCCATAGACAAAAACGCTTTAGAGTTTTGAACTGCTGCTTGTTGCCTGTTGTTTAAGTTCGCCATATCCATCGCGGCGGTGGTGGCAGCATTTTGTAAAGCAGCTTGTTGTTCGTTACTCAGATTGGCAAGTTGAATAGTGGCGTACTTACCCGCATCTTCTGATGCAATTTGTATTCCTGATTCAGTTACGGCTTGAACCATCGCTGCTGCAGCCATTGAACTTGCACCAAGTCCACGCTGTTGCATAATAGCTGTTACTTTACGAACTTGAGGTGCGGCCCATGCAGGAAGGGGTTGACCTGCCTGTATAGAACTCATCAACTGTCCCATTTGAAACTGGGTAGTTGCTCTAGGGTCAAGATTTGCTGTAGCGGCTGTGGCTAAACTTGCAGGAGAAACAGTACCCTGCGCTGCTTGCATTACGGCAGCATTTGAAACAGTACCCTGTGCAGCAGTAGCAGCCCCCATACCGGGAGTTGCATCTGTTGATGTATAAGTTTGAGCGGTGGTAGCGGCAGGGGCTGTTTGATTATATGATGATAAATTAACTTGGGCCGGAGCCGGAGCTTGAGGAGCAGTTATTGTTTTACTTGTATCAGTCAGTAATTCATTTGTTTGTACTGTCTGGGGGGTTGTTGTAAGCTCTTGTGATGCGTCTAGTTTCTTTTGATCTGTTTGATCAAGCATCTTCTGCTTAACTTGTTTTTCTGTAACAGCCATCTACTAATCTTTCTGTAATACGCGATCTAGCTTGTCTTCTACACGATGCAACGCTTCCATAACACGACTCATATCTTCACGAACTTCACTACGGGTCACGTATTCTTCACGGGTGCGGTTAAGTAATATCTCTATGCGCTTAACTTCATTACTTAGAGTACTGGCCCAGTAACCAAACCCAAGAACAAGTATGCCAATGAGAGCATCTATAATGTGTACTAAATCCATGTATTATCTCCAGCGAGGACCTTCAAACCATGAAACCAACGAGTAGCGAGTTCCTTTGGTTACAGGAGATACTCTATGTTGCAGTACGCTTGGGAAACAGAGTATTGTTCCCTTTGTCTTTAATTGATCTGGGTTGGGTGACTCAACCTCGTTGAACTGGAAGTCACCGCCCTCGTATGAACTTGGATCAGATAGCTGCAGTACGATACTTATCTTTCTGTCGTATGCAGTGTTTGCTGTCCAATCAACATCGTGGTGCCAGTGGTAGTGGGCTGCTTCAGAAGCACGGTACTCTGTAAACTGTACACTTCCAACATTCTGTACATCTAAGCCAAACGCCAATCGGTTAGCTTCTTGCACATGCCACCAGAGTATGTTTCTAATTTCTGGGTCTTCTACCCAACGAACGATACTAGAACGATGTTGGTTTTCTTGTGAGGCATCTTCTTGGTTAAAGGTTGTTGCTTGAATGGGTGGTAGTTGTTTAAGATCATAGATCATGTTATTACATGAATTTGCAGGTATACCCCCCTGCCACATTTGCCATGCCTGTTTCACTACACGTACTCCATCCATCCAGTAGCAATATACTTATCACCAGATAGTGGTGGATTTCCTCTGTGGCAGTGGGTAAATCCTGCAGGAAAAATCAGTAGTCTACCAGCTTTGGGCTGTACTCGTTTTGACAGATACAAAAATTCAGTTTCGCCCCCTTGCTCAATATCATTTAGGTACAAGATAAAACTAATACATCTTGTTTTATTGAGAGGATTAGCATTTTCACAGTGCCATATATGATAACCTTCAGACGGTTTTGTTTTTTGTATTTTAAAACCTGTTGGCGATATACCCAAACTACCAGTTTCTAAGCCTGTAATAGTGTTAGTAATACCATTTTTATACCTATCAACGTACGACATTATGTGATCGTTTGTTTGTTTTGCAACAAGAAGTACATTGTTATTTGGTACTACACTATCAACAGCATCCATATGTATTTCAGAAAGGTTTAAAGAAGTATCTTTTGTTAAAGTTTCTTCTTCTTTATTTCTTTGATAGCTCTGTCCACATTTGTGTGCGTATTCAAAAGAGTTTATTACATCTATACATGTTTCTTCAGTTAATACGTCGTCTACAACGTGTATAAAATCATCAGTCGTTTGCATATGCTGTTATCCAATCAGGTTTAGTAGGCCACGATATGGTTTCTGGGAATCCTGATTGGGTTGGTACGTCTAGCATAGCTTGACGATAGGTTGTTAGTTCGTTCTGTTTGTCTGTGCCTAAAGCCCCCCATCTGATTGGGTTAGAAACTATGGGGTCTACATAAAGCTCTAGATCGTAACGCCTGTTGGCTCTTGCAGTACGAGCTAAATCTTCTTTGATTTCTTCTGCTGTAGGTGCTACGTATGCTTCGGTATTTGAATCTGCTGCCATTGCATCATACAAGGTAACAACATCAAATAAAGCACCGCTATCATCACGATGACAGGTAAATGGAATCCACCCATACTCCTCGTGATTTATTTCACAGGTTATTTCAGCTTCCCCCGTGAATTTTGCGTTTCTATAGTCCATTCTAAATACTCCCTTGAGTTTAAAATTACGCTGTTCGTACGTACAAAGCTACACCGTAGTAGTAGTTTTCGTTATAATGTCGTGTAGCAGTATTCGCACCCATGTTTCTCCATGTACCGCTCACAGAACTTCCACTGGATGAGTTTGACGAACTAAATGTAGTATATTGATACCCTGACTGATTTTGTTTATTATATCTAAGGCTACCACCAGATACTGTGCTACTCACACTTACACTTCCGCTGTTTAAATACAATGCGGCGTAAGAACCAACAGCGTTAAAAGAGCTAGACGGAGTTCCGGCTGCTCCTGATGGACCTGTCGGACCAGTTGGACCTGTCGGGCCAGTTGGACCTGTCGGACCTGCACTACCGTTGCTTCCGTTGCTTCCTGCTGGGCCTGTTGGACCTGTTGGACCTGTTGGACCTGCTGCAATGGCGTTTGCTGTCGTTGCTTTTTTCCAAGCTGATGCAGAGGTATCATATACTGCCACTACATCATCAGTTGCTACTGAGGTTATAGTCCCAAAGCCTGTTAAAGCTGCACCTACGTTTGTACCGTCTGTTACATCAGCAGAAGCTTCTACACCGTCTAACTTAGTATGGTCAGCATCTGTGAATACATTACTGTCACTTGCACTTTCAACCAACGTTCTGATTTCAGCAGCAGTCTGGTCGGCAGTGGCTGAAGCCTCAATACCGTTTAACTTAGTATGGTCAGCATCAGTAAACACATTACTGTCTGATGCACTTTCGACCAATGCACGTATCTCTGACGCTGTTTGATCTGCAGTAGCCGAAGCCTCAATTCCGTCGAGCTTAGTACCATCTGTGGCTATATCTCGCCCATCCACTGTGCCAGTAACTACAATGTTACCGTTTGCAGTAATTGCACCTGCAGCAAAGTCACCATTTGAGTCCCGCGCCACTATGGTACTTGCAGTATTTGCATCTGTCGCGTTAGATGTTACTGTAAAGGTCGCTCCCTCTGCACCTGCAGAACCCGACAAACCGACCCCCGACACTGCACCTGCAGCGACGTAGTTGCCAGTTGTTTTTGTTCCTAGTGCAACAGAGTTGTTGGCAACAGCAGAGGCATCTACCGCTCCTGCTGCAAGACCTGTTGAGTCAATCTTCGGACCTTCGCCAGTTGTACCATCGTGGCTATGTCCTGTTGAGCCGTTAAAACCAGCTTGAATAGCATCAAACTCACCATCGAGGTCAGACGCATTGATTACGTTGCCATCTGCAATGTTGTTTGAGCTATCGTTTCTTACGTATCCTGTACCCATTTGTTATCTCCTTCCATATAATGCGTACTGGACAGTCGCAGCATCTATGGTAAATGTTGAGTCGGTTGTTTGTCCTAGCGTTTCATATAAAAGTGAAACAGTGAAACCAGATCCCGTTACTGGCACCTGATATATTGCACGTTGCTTTTGACCAAAGGTTGCAGTTCCGAATACCCCTGTTCCGTACGTTACTGCTGTACCCGTAGCATTACTAAGCGATATTGGTACGGGCTGCACAGAGTTTGCTTGGTCAAAATCGTACTTTATTGATAGTTGAACATCAAATATGCCGTTCGCATCAAAATAAGTTGTGGCTTTGTAAAGTGTCTTTCGTAGGTTTGGATCTTGTAATGGGACAAACGGTGTAGCGAATGTTGCGGTTATATTAACACCATCAAAAGTGTTACCCTGTTCCATTCGATATACGTAGCCATCATCCCCGCCAAAAAACACGTACTCTGTAGTACCATCATATTCACTGCAAGCAGAGTATACTTTAAATCCTCTTAAATCATTCCATGCAATGCCATCTTGTAATTGTGTTCCTGCTATACCTTTAGAACCAGTAGGTTGAATAGAACTATTATATCCAAATATTCTGTACTGACTCTTTTCACGTATAACGCAACTTGAAAACACGGAATTTGTATTTACCAAATCCAACATCTCAGTCTGAATTGGTTTTGATATTACTGCTAGTCCAAAGTCTCCTATTTTATCAGTGGCAGAAAATGTACGAAGACCGTCTGGTCCCAGAAATATAATATCGCCACCTATTTCTTGTACGGTGTCTGCTTCTACACAACCAAGATCACGAGATACGGGTTGTAATGTAAAGTCAGCTACACTATTACCTACAAGACGATTAATCCGACCTTCACTAAATATAATAAGTTGATCACGAAATACTATTAATCCTGTTACTTCGTCGCCTACGTTTATTATACCACCACCCGACGCACTTGTAAAGTCTTCATCTTCGTAAGGTGCAGAAAAAAGAAGCTTTCTGTTGTTTGCTATGAATATGTGGTTTTTAAAATTTACTACAAAGTCTGCTCCGGTAAAGTCGGAGGACAATGAACTTAAAGATTTGAATACTGTGTTGTTAAAAGTAAACGGCTTACTTACACCGTCCACTACCATAATCTTTTCTGTGCCATCAAAATTGTATTTTAAGAAACGTACTTTACCAGAACCAGCATTTAGGTTTACACCTGCACTACTAAAAGAGGCATTGTTGGTTACTTCTGTCCATGTAGTACCACTTGATCTGTAAAGCCCAGTGTTTCGTGCTGCGTATACATTTCCACCATAATATATAAGCCCTCTAACAGGGCCACTATTTGAAAGTTGACTACTGCTCCACTTGCTGTATCCTTCAATACGTCGGTATCCACCGGACTGTGATGGTTCAAAGTTACGTAAGATACGAGCAGACCCCGGAGCACCTAGACCGTGTTGCAACGGAGATAAATTAGTAATTAAACCGCCTTTAAGTTCAAAGGCGTTGGTAGTCCAACGATCAGGCATTTAAACCGCCCTTGCATAAATATTCTCGTTTACATTTTGTACACGCATACGTTTCATTCCGTCTTCAAATTTTTGAAAAGAAGTACGTGCAGACTCTAAATTGTCTCTAAACATATATGCGTAGTACATAGAACCGTCTGTAATAACATGTCTGTATCTGTAGGGAATTGTAGGTACATCTGTGTCATTTAAAAGATCAGCCGGGTACATAAAGTATTCGTATTCCACAGAATATGCTGCATCAGGAATTGGAGCAAATATTATGTCGTTATCTTGTGATCTTACAACATACTCTGGAGCAGATCCCTGAGTAGCCGTTTTATACTCTTCATCAATAAATCTACTAATATACTCATCGTAAGATAGTTGTGTTAATCTACGAGCATTGTCTACTAAAGGAGTAGTACTACGTTGAAGACGAACTGTATCAAAATCCACGTATTTAGCATTAGCAGGTAATGGATACCGTAGCTGTCCTGCAGTCAAGGTAATTGTATCAAAGTTATGATTGAAGGGAAATTGAAAGTGTGATTGATTTATGTCTCGTATAGCAGCGTTTACAGCGTCCTTTATTTGAGAATAGACTCCTGTAGTGGTACCGAATTGTGTAGATGTTAACTCTGTTTCATTTAACCTACGACATACATCATTTGTTAAGCCAAGAAAATCATATGCCATCTAGTTTTTCTCCACCACACGAAGTCTAACTTCCTGTTCTATAATAGTTGAATCACTGGCAGTCATACGGCATATTATATTGTAGGTTGAAAAGTTTGTACCCAAACCAAGAATTAGTGTAGCCACTGTGTTAGTATTTGTGTTACTTACATGTTGTAGGCCATCTACAATAGTGCCTTGAGTGAACGTAGCAAATGCACCATTAGTAAATATCTTCCATGTTACACTGCTGATGGTGTTAGTTCCAAGTTGAGCTTCCCAATCAATTGAATAATCAAGTTGGTCGTCAGGATCTTTGTCTTGCCATTTTAAAGCCATTTTATGCTGCCCTTCGTACTGACTGTAATTCTACTAAACGTACTGTTCTTGCTCTATTGAAGTTGTTAGCATTAAATGTGGTAGTAACTCCTGATGATGTAATTGTCCCAACAGCAGTTGTTCCTTGAACACTAGCCAGAGCTTCGGTAACATCCTCAACCAATGTGTTAACAGAACCTGTAGCCTGTACACCCGTCAGGGATGTTTTAACGCCACCGCCTACTGTGTTAATACTGCCTGTTCCAACTACACCCGTAAGCAGTGCTTGACCGTTAAGAACAATTGAGTTTACTTGCCCTGCACCCTGTACACCAGTAACAGTCTTGGATACGTTAGGCTGAATAGTTCCAATGGCACCTGTCGCAGAGACACTAGCCAGATTTTCATCTATATCAACCTCTAGTCCATTTACTTGAACCGGAGCTATTGCGCCTGTAGCCTGTACACCAGTTAGTTGTTTTGTACTAAAAGCCACACCGTATTTGGCTTTACCGTACCTACCACTGCCGTAGATTGCTACGTAGTCTGCGTTAAATGTAACGTTAATGGTGTTACCCATCGCGTTACCATGCACTGTACAGTAGTATAGAAGACTACTAGGAGTACTGGCATCTACAACTATCTGAACATTTGCACCCGCGTTTCCGGGTGTTCCATTGACGGTTACGCCAGTAGTGTAAGAAGATCCAGAAGCAGCGTCTTTGAATCGCAACGGATGACCTGAGTTACTACTGTCAGACAGGTCAAAAGTATAAGTGTTACCTCTGGTGAAGGTTAAGACGGGAGCTTCTACACCCCTGCTGTAGTAACGGTTTATTGATCCGTTGTTAGCAACTGTAATTACGAAAGTATTTATTACAGTCGTCACAGACCCCAACGCAGACGTTCCTACTACGGATGCTACTGTTTTGCTACTATCGTTAGCAGTGGTTACTGCAGTCACCTGTCCTGTAGCACTAACACCTGATGGTTGAGCTATTGAGACAAGTGTAATTGATCCTAGTGCGGAAGTACCACTAACTCCGGCTACAGTTACAATACCTGCCGCTCTTCCATAGGAAGCTGAACCGTACTTACCGGAACCAAAGATAGCATCAGAATCGCCGTAAAAGGACATGGCTTAGTCTTTAAGCTATGCGAATTACAGCGTTAGATGCGTTTGCAGCAGGGAACTGAATTGTAAGATCACCAGCAGTAGCAGATACGTTTCCACCAAAATCAATAACACAGATGGCTGAGTTTGAGTTTGCTGTATTGTAGATGATACAACCAGAAGCAGTTATCGTCACGTTTGAAAACACTTCATCTGCAAAATCTACAATAGCAGTAGTGCCATCAAGAGAGATAGCTGCAGAATCTAGTGCTTGTCCACCAGCAGAATAGTTAGTTCCTGATGCTTCATCAGAGTTACCAGTTACGTTTGAATAGTTTGTTGTTGCGGCATTATACGTACCAGACGGTGATGCCTTTATAAGTGCTAACTTGAGTGAATCTGAATCTAAGTCGTGTAAACCACCTAGAAGTTCAGATTTAAAGCTAGAACACATTGCTGTTGTGATTGCCATTTGGGTATTCTCCTTTGGGCAGTTTAGCGATTAGGGTCGTAGTACTCTTCAACAGAAATAGTTGTAAGAATGGTATCGGCTGTAGCAGCCGTAGCGTACACAATATCTCCTGCGTGAAGATATAACGGCACGTTGTCATTGAGAACGGCTTCAAAATCATTTGCGGTAATTTGATGATTCTCAAGAATACTGAGTGTAGCTGAAGCGGAAGAGTCAAGCCACTTCACTGTTACATTACGATTTGTAGAATCTGTGTTGGATACTATTAATGCTCTAACAACAGCCGAATGGTTGCTTGGCACTGTATACAAAGTTGTCTGGTTCGTGTTTGTATGATCTTTTGAATTACTAAAGAACTTACTTGCCGCGTTTGTTACTGGCATCAGACCTTCCTGTCTTTAACTTGTACTGCTTAACTCCACCGGGTAAAGTACGTACAAGCTTTAAATTTTCTTCCTTGTATACGGGTAGAAACTTTGTTCTTCTTAAATCAACTGGCTTTAGTAGTTGATGACGTATCACTTTTTATTCCAGTCTAAAACTGTACGATGTTTTTTCCAAAACCAGTTGCCGATACAAGTAAAGGGCTTACCCATAGAGAGTAACGCCCAACCTAGCTGCCTAATCAAACAGGGACGGATACCTGTCATCCGTGATATTATCCAACGCCTCAAGCCTACTATTTGCTTCTTCCCAGCATCCAATAGCTTTGTCCATTTCTTCAAGAAGGTTAGGATGCTCCCCAATAGCTGCTGGATTTTCGAGGTAATTTGTGAGAATATATTTTGCACTTTTTTTCTGTGCCTCATACTTGTGACGCAATGCGTCTATTGCTAATTGTTTCATGGTAGTCCCTTCAAACGTATTATATACTAATTTTGAAGATTAGTCAAGAAAATTAATTAACAAGACCAGATGCAATCGTGGACATCATTAGTACAAAGAGTGCGATAGCTATAGCAACTACACCAGTGAGCAAGGCTCCTAGCTTAACATTCTCCATCATCTCTTCTTGTTTTCTAAATTCTTCGCGTCTGGCGGCGGCGGCAGCTTCCTTTGCAGCTTGAATACGTTTTGCTCTTTCTGCTACGATACCTTTCCAAGTACCCGGACCAAACCGCATATCAACCATAGTAGCTACTTCTTGAAGTTTTTCTGCAGCGATACGTGCGTCAATGACCTCACGAGCGACTGTGTCTACACCAAACTGATCCCCTAAACCTACACTACCCGCTTTTTTATTGCGGGTCTGCTGCACCTGTTTTTCGCCCTCAAACAGGTTGTCTATGTAACCTGCTATATCTCCAATATCGTTGGCGGTTCCTATTGCAGATTTAATACCGTCTACGGCACTTTTTACAAGTGCTATACCTGCAAGTGTTTCTGCAATCATAGATTTACTTTCGCTTTGGTTGTGGTTATTCTACTATACGAACTATATAGTTAGAACCATCAGCATTTTTGGATACTTCTACAGTTTTATTCTCACAGGAGTATCGCACTGTCTGGCTTTTCTTATACAGGTTCCTTTCTATGGTTCTTTTAGCTTTTAGGCATTTTGATATCTTTTCAAATGCCGTGTGTTCAGAAACATCGCCGCCCATATACAGGATAAGAGTTATGGTTTTAATGATTTCCATTTCTCATTTTCTCTAGGTTTTCTTCTAAGGCGTTTAATCGCTTTTCGTAGAACTCTAGGGTTAGCTTCTGTTGTTGGTCGTAGGGAGCTTTGCCCTCGTCTATCTGTGTAGCTAAGTCATCTAACTGATTCGACAAATGTTCAATGAGCATGAACTGTTCGCTGTCGGCTGGCAGACTGCCCATTTCACCTCTAGGCCATTTGATTCTGAACTCTGTGTTCTGTCCCAAATCAGCTTCCATCATTGTGATGTTTGTTTCTATCTGATTCAAGCGTTCGATGATACCGAAGTATGCCCATGTTGCTACACTAGCAGCAGCCACCATACTTATGATGTTACGTAGGGGTAACGCAACTTCTGTGTTCTCGTTTAGCTTTGTAGCCATTATTCAATACCTAGTATCCTAGATAATCCAAACACCTCTAGCAGCATAAAGGTAAAGAACAGTAACAAGATGCTACCTGCTATCAACTTGCCGCTAAAGTTTGTTGACCCTATGCGAATGGCAATAAACTCGTTGCCCAGTATTCTCAGTATCAGTTCAAAACTGTTTTCGGTGATGCTTACGGCTACGGGCTTTTCTGTATCAGTCATTCTCTTTATCCATTTCAACGCAAAAACATTTCGCATCAGGATTGTCAAACCCGTGTTCCGTTATAGATACGTGACAGTGAGAAAACCACTTGTGGGTAGAGTGTACAGCAGCTTTAACTTCAATAAGGTTAGCCGCAATAATGCAGAACATAACTACGCCGCTAGTTGCCACAAATTACTCGCATCTAATCCCATCCACTTGCTCCACTCTGCATAGTAGTGTCGCATACCAACTTCATCGTGAATGGTGCTGTTCTCGTGTCGTCCGTGTAAGATGTTACGGGGTTCTGTTCCCTCGCGCATTGTTGTACCTTGACCAGCTACGCCGATAAGGTCTTCGTGCAGGTTACGTCCGAATGGACCCCAAATAGAGTTGTGATGCTTGATACGAGTCGCACGTTCCTTTGGGGTATCCTTTTTAAGACCATAGCCACGAAACTCAATAAGAACCTTGTTTGGCCCAAGAGGTGTAACGCTATCGCTTCGATAAGCACTACCACGAAGATTAAAATTAAATCCGGGGAACAGGTCAACCATGTACCATTGATTGGGTGGCAGGTTAGGGAAACTAAGCTCTCCTCTATCCTCAAACCCATCGTACTCCTCGTAGTTAACGGTGAAGCTGCTAACATTAACATGTCCGTTATCGAATGGTATGTTTTTTCTAGCAAAGTATTCATCGTTAAAACCTGACACACGATTAAAGTAATGCATGAAATCGTGATAGAACTCGCTGTTGGTATCGTGCCACAGCTTGTAGTTTGTATCTACTACTGCTTTGTGATAGTGGAAGACTTCCATCTCTTCGGTGTCGATAGCATCCGTAATACAGTCAAATGCTCCTGCTGTCCACTGATCCACAGTCATGGGGTTGTTTTGATCAAGTGTAGTCCATACCATACCCCCGTGTTTGACTTCACACGGCAACTCTTTCCACATTCCTGAGTGATATGTTAAGGATAGATCGTTGCCAGAGGGACGTTTAACGTTGTCAGAAAGAAACGTTCTAACTTTGCCATCTTCAAACCGTATAGCTACTACATTGTGCAGTGCTATCTGTGTTGTCCTAAAATCACCTAATTTAGGTAACTCACTCGAATGACACATAGGCACCCAAACTTTAGAAAAGATGTCTTCTATCTCTTGTGCATAAATGTCGTAGCTAGAGTAGATTAGAGAACTAATGTGTTCTACTTTAGGAGTTTTGAGCCAGTCTTTGTGATTGCGTGGTGGCATTAGGCTATCCACTTTGTTTCAAAATCTTCATTAGAAATTTCACCACCTTTTTTTTCAGGGGGTTTAACTATGTTACCATCTTTATCACGAATCAGAGGTTTGCGATTTTTAATTGCGTCTTCAAATCTTTTTTTGTGGTATTGCCTTGTTTTTTCCAAATCCTCTGTATTATTCTTTTCAGCACTCTCTGCAGCTTTGCGTCCACGAGCCTCTTTTTCAGGTGAGTATGTTGCCATTTAAGCTTTACCTCGTTCAAAATAGGCTTTTGATTTTTTATCAATTTGTTTATTAAGAGGGATGTTTCCTAAATATGATTTCTTTTCACCGTGTTCAAAAAGAATTACAGGCTTTTGAAGACTAAAGGGTTGCATATTATCTTCGCGTTCCTTTTGCTTTTCTTTAGACTTTTGAGCGGGACGGGGTTGTGTGTATCTCATTATCTTGTCTCCGCTGCGCTAGAGGCTCGACGAGGTTGTACACGACCACCGTACATTTTACCTTTTCTGTACTTACCAGTTCCTTTTACATAAGCAACATAGTCCTCTGCTGAATCAAGGTAATCAGGCAAATCAATACCCTGCTCTTTATATCTCTTTTTAAGTCTACCTATATTACTGTTATAATACCCTATGTGAAATTTTTCAGGAGCAGACTTTGGAGGTACTTTAGTTCTATCCATTCCCTCTGCACCAAAACCTATAGCAGATTTAACTGTCTCGACTACCGCACCCACTTGTTCTTTCGCGCTTTTTCTACCCGTTGTTTGAGATAAATTTGTTGTCATCTTAGAACTCTCCCGCTTTCATTGCGTCCGAAAGTTTAACAGCCCTCGAACCTACCTGTTTAGCCCATCTCGAATCCATCATCTCAAGTGATGCTATCTCGTAGTTACCATCGTAGATTGCGGCCCACATGTTTTTGAACTTGCACAACCGGGGAACCCCCATATTGAATGCCATGTCCATCAGTATCAACTGTCTTACACTATCCAAGTCTTCGACACAAGGATGAACTCGACACAATTCGTTTTCGACTATACGTATGTCGTTCATGGCAAGGTAACGAGCGTCAGCTTCTGTAATACCGTGTTCGTAGATTACATCCATACTAGGGATATCCATGTACTCTAATTCTTCTTTGGTAATACCCCTGTCTTTGAGGTTTCTACCTATTCCTATAGTTTCGATGCCTAAACTATCTTCATACACTGTAAGGACCATACCCTCGTGATGAATTAGTTTATCTAGGAAAAGTTCTGTTCTGTATTTCATTTGGCTTTACCCCAGCTAATTATTTCGTCAATGGTTCGCCCACATCCGATACACTTAACTCTTTCCTTGTCCAATACACAAATTCCTTTGCACGGACTCTTATTTTCTTTTGGATTCACGCGACCTAGTTTCCACAGTGCTACTTGACTCGTGACCCATCCACACAGCAAAAGCCCCCGTCATAGCCCCGACAACCGTCGATACAAACGCAGTTTGCTGGGTCGTTGCACTCGCACCTAGAGCCATGAACCACTGAACCACCTGATAGCTCATCAGTGTCATTGCCAGCATCATCAGTCTTGGAAGGATTCGCCATGCTAATATTTTCTCCATTGTATATGTCATTTCTTACCAAAGAACTTTGTCGCTGACCGGACTCCAAAGCTTGCAGCAACGATAACGCCCAAGCTGTACTGGTACCATTCAGGCATTTGCTCCAATTGTTGAAATCCGTTACGTACAAGGTCTTCCATTCCCGGTATAAAAGCTAAAATAAGTGGTATGCTAAATAATATAGTGAGCCATTCGTCTTTCCAAGATGACTGGCTACCCTTCGCCATCTCCAAGTCCCAGTCAATTTCCCCCGTAGCTTTTTTCTGCATAACTACGGCTTCGGCTTGTGCCTTTGCTACCTTAGTAGCTGACTGGGCTTTCTTCTCCGCTACTTTGCCGGACATCCATGTGCCAGCAAGGTCTGCTATTGGTCCAATTAGGGCTGTTAGCATTTCCATCGTCTCCTTGCTTGGCGCAAACGACTGTTAGGGTTCTTTGCAGCTTTCGGAAACTTCTTCATCTGTCCGGCTGACCTTGCACAGAAAGATTTACGTCGTTTTGCGTCTTTGCTTCCGGGCTTCACTTTGCCTGTTACGGCAGTCTTCAATTTACTACCGGGGTTCTTGCGGCGATACGCAGCTACCCCAGCCTTAGTCATACCCGCACCCGACTTGGTAGGACGAAAATTCTTTTTGTTACGGGCTGGCATTTTATCAGCTTTTCTTGGTGGCACTTTTCTTCCTTCGCTTTCCTGATGCGGTAACAGACCACTTTACTGCTCGTGGTCCCGTCTTTTTGGCTGCTTCTTTTTTGGTTATACGTTTGGCGACTTTGGCAGGTCTACAGGCAGGGTAGGGGCGTTTTTTTTTCTCTGAACCAGAGCGACCACACTTCTTGCCAGTCTTTACGTCTCGCCAGTCTTCCTTGAACCATTTAGTTAAGCCGCCTTTTGGTTTAGCCATCAGGCATACGTCCCGCCACGCTTCTTATAGGTTCTAACTAACCAAGCATTTGCATATGCGCTTGGGTATACATCAAATTTACGTTTAGCCTCTGCCTTAACCCGTGCGTATAATGCTGCATTCTTTGGCTTTGGGCTTTTTGATTTTTTACTAGGTTTCTTAGGTGCTTTTCTAGCCATTGTGTATTTACCCCCGGCAAAGGTTGTTGCTTTTATCACAAAATAAATAAAGGGTCAAGAGGGGCAAGTTGCCCTGCCCCCCAAGTATTATTTAGGCAAACGGTGCGCCTGTTCCGGGATCACCCAGATCACACATTACTGCAACACAACGGATTTTACCGTCAAATGTAGCAGTAACACCAAGAATGTCGATGTTATCTGCTGCAGTGTACAGCTTTGCAGTTTGACCAAATTCTTGTGCAACGGCAGAACCGCTAACATCAGTTACCCAAGTGTCAGCAGCAGCAGCATCACCCATGTCGATTGTAGGTGATCCTGTAGATGCGGCCTGATACACTTCGATACCTGCCATCAAGACCAGAGTGTTGTCTGGAATCTCAAAGACGTTAACAATGTCACCAGCAGCAAGATTAGTAGATGTGAAGTCGAGAACAACCTCAACAACCTGCGTCTTCTTACCAAGAGGGATACCAGCTACGGCACCAGTTACATTATAAGTAGCCATGTTTCAAGTCTCCCTTATGCAAAGTCTACAACGCCGCGAACGATAGCTTCTGGACGTAATACTTTCTGTCCAAAAACATGCAATCCACGAATAACGTCGGAGAACGATTCAGTTGAACGAACCACTTCTGTTTTCGCAATGTGCGAAGCAGTAGAGGTGGATGACATGTGACCTGCAAGAACAATGTTCTCAGAACCATCAGTTGCGAGGGTTGCAGATGCGTCTGTCAAAGTAACTTGGTCTGTGCCACCTGTGCTGTTAAGCGCAGTTGTTTTGTAGCAACGGAAGCCAGCAAGTGTGCCGACAGTTGCAAGACCGTTGCGAAGTGGTGAAGTAGCGTCACCGCTAACTTGCACTTCAGCAATTTTATTCCCGGCTTGGAAACACTTCTCGTAGAAAATTGGAGGTGCAACAAACCAGCGATTCTCTTCTGGCACTGACTCATCGTCAAGGAGACGGGCCATTGCAAGCATCAGGTTGATGCCGTTATCGTCTGTCTCAATGTTGATGGGTGCGTTTGCAGTACCAAGAGTACCAGCAGCAGCAGTAGTGGTCAGTGTTGTACCGGATACAGCAGAAGCTGCAATACCAGCACCGTCAGACATAGCCTGAAGAACAGTCTTGTCGTACTTACGCTTCAATGCAAATGCACCTGAAGAGGTAGCAAGTGCCTCGAAGTTTACGTGCGAATGACGCTCTTCAATGTCGTCGATTTTAAAAGCAAACGCATTAGCTTGATCGACAACCATTGTGATTTGATCGTCAGCCAAGTCTTGTGGGTTTACTACAGAACCACGACTGTAAGTAGATACTGTTACAGTCGGCTCTTTAATGATACGAACTGTATCGCCAAAGTTTTCAATTTCGCCAGCGTAGTCAGTGTTCGTGATGTCTTCAACAACCGAAGCGCGACGAAAGAATTTGAGAACTTTTTGGCTAAAAATTTCCGGTGCAAAATTACCGGAAGGCAGGTTATTATAACCTGAAGCACTATTGAACGCCATTGGTTCATTCCTTCTCTATTTTTGAGGTTTTAGGAGTTTAAGTCGATTCGCCCTTCATTCCGTGCTTGGTCGAGTTCAGCTTCCATCTTCTCGAACTCCCACGGTTTCATCTTGGCGATTTGCGAAGCTTTCCAAATTTTCTTATCTCCAATAGCATCCGTATTTACATCCCTAGTAGGGGTTTTGGTAACTGCGTCTGCTGCCGAAGCATCTTTGGTCTTCTTCTTTTTAGTTAAGCCTATGTCGGCTTTGTAGAGGTCTATGACCCGTGCCGCCCATCTAGCATCCTTGTTATTCTTGTAGA